GATTGTTGTTAATATCATGTTCCCAAAATCTTAAAAGTTTATAATTGTTATTTTTAACCCATTGGTTTTTTTCTTGATCTCTTTTTAAATTTTTAATTTGAGTTTCATAAATAGGCATTGAATATTTAGTATTTGGATTACAATGCCAAAAATCTCCATCTACTTCTATTATTATATTAAAATCAGGTAAATAAAAATCATAAAAAGCTTTAATAGACTTAGCATAGAAAAATTGTTGGTATTTAATATTTAAATTATCTAATATTTCACAAAATTTATCTTCTAATTTTGATGAATGATTTTGATCATTTATTATTATTCTTTCAATAGCAGATTCACTCATTTTTTGGCGAGTTATTTCTGATTGTATTCTACCTACTCCAAATCCTTCTGGTTTAGGTTTAGCTATTCCTTTAGCTCCTTTAGATATTTTAAATCCTAGTTCTGGATCTTTGCGGTTTTCTTTTACTGCTTTTATAATATGATCATATTCCCCAGAATTAAATTTCTGTTTTCGGGTTGATATAATTTTTTCTACTCGTTTAGGATTTTTAGGATCTCCAAAATGTCCTTTTACTTTAGCTTGATGTCCATGTATCCATTGGCAAAAGTCTTTTTTTGTTGCTTCATAACGTGTTTCTTGATCACAACCACATTTACATAATGGTTTAACTCCATTATATTTTTCAATTAATAACTTTTCTTGTTTTGTTTGTTTAACTTTAGGCATAAATAAAAAATCTCCTCCGATAATAAATATCGAAGGAGATTTGTAAAGTGGCAATGGACCACAAAGTATTTTCAATAATTGAGAATGCAATAATCCATAGCGAGCGTTACACTGATGTTTTTGTAAGATTCACCTTGACTCCAATCACCTTCACCAAAAGTAGATTGTTTAATGAAAGCACCTTTAACAATCCACTCACCTACTACATCACCTACAGGACCAAGTTCACTTAAAGTAATGTCTTTTTTGTAGAAGTCTGAGTAACCATCTCTACCGGTTACTGATTCGTGTGATAAACGAATCCATTCCATTACTACCTGTTCACCTGAAGGTGTTACAGGATCATAAAGTTCCATTGTCATATCACTCCATCTAGCTTTTCCTTTTACTTTACGATACACGTTGATGTGATCAAGTGTAATTTCGTTTAAGTTGATTTCAGGAAATTTAACTTTATGGACTAAATAAGCAGGAACACCTTGAATAGTCATTAAGAATCTATTGTTTACTTTTGGCTCGAAGGCAGTAAACATTATTTCGTTTGGATTTAATACGGGCATTGTGTTAGTGTTTTATTCGTTAATAAATATATTAGCTTCCAAAGGTTACACCAGTTGGAGTTATGTTAAAGTCAATGTAAATGAATTCAATAGACTTAGCAGGTTGAATGTAAATAGCACCTATTAATTGGTTTCTGTCAATTGTTTCAGCAGTATTGTTTGAATCATCCATTATTACCTTATAAGCATATAAACCTTGTCTTTGTTGAACACTTTCAAGATAAGGATTAACTTGACTTATGAAGTTGTTTCTAGTTACTAAAGTATTTTGTTCAAATAGTAAGCTTTCAGCAACTGTTCTAACATATCTCTTTAAGTTAATCAACAAACGACGAACGTTTACTCTGTCAAGAGCACTTGCTTTAGTTTGGAGTGTTTTCTGACCATAAGCTACCAATCCAACACCAGGGAATGTTGCAATAGGATTAACTTTGTTTTGGTACAATGTATCGCGATCGTTAGTGCTTAATTTTCTTTCAGCTTGTAAAGCACCACCAATTCCACCTCTGTTTAAACCAGCAGGAGCAAACCATTCAGCACTTACTCTATCGTTGAAAGCATAAACACCAGGCATTACTGTTGAAGCAGGTACCCATACTAATTTACCAGTAGCTCCACTTAATACTTGAACCCAAGGCCAGTAAGCAGCAGCATAGTTAGTATTTAATTGGTTAGCTAATATTCCAGGAGTTCCTACTGTTGCTCCATATCCTGTTAAATCAGTAATATAAAAACAATCGCCTCTTTCTTCACACATAGCAATGTATTGAGCTACAACGCTTGACTGGTATTGTTGTGTAATACCAGGAGCAGAAACTAATTGAAAGTTGAATTCTTCAGGGTTTGATAAAATGTCATCAGCTATAGTATAGTCAGATGCTGACAGTCCTTGAGTAACAGTACTTATATTTTGGTACAAGTTAGTTACACTAGCTAAATCGTTGCCAGTAGCTCCACCAAAACTTCCTGAGCTAGCTATAGGTAAGTAAGTAAAATATTGAGACTTAGGAGTACCGTTGTTGTTGAAATAATTGTAAGTAGGAGTTAATACTTCTTTTACTCTTACATAGCGAGAAGCATTAGCATATTCACCAGTATTTTGAATATAATATTGTCCTACGGAAGCATCATAAGCAACAGACTGATTAAAGTTACCTACTACTCTTTCAATGTAATTAGAAGCATTAGGATCTAATGAAACATTAGTAAATGATTCCAATACATTAGTATTAGTAGTAGTATCATTTCCTTGACGAATCAATAAAGTAAATGTTCCTGAAGCTGAGTCAGGACTTACAATTTGCCATCTTACGTTGTCTATACTTCCTGAAATCAAAGATCCGTTGGTTAATTGACCTTGGTTGTTGTTCATAATAACACCTTCAGAAATAGTTTCTAAAGTAAAGGCATATCCTGGATTTCCATTAGCACCACCTGTTGTGGTTCCTAATAGTCCAGAAGCAGGAACTACATATCCTACTAAAGCATAATTAGCATCGTAGTAAGGAGCGGGATCTTCTAAAGCAGCGTAAGTGCCATTATAAGAAGTACCATCATTTAAAGCAGTACAAGTAATATTGTTAGTACCTGAATTATACGTAAATGAAAATAAACCAGCACCAGCTGTTCCTAAAATAGCATTCATTTTAGTAGCTAGGTTTGTTGTTAAATTAACTCTAGCACCAGTAGCATCTGCATTCCAAGCATAAAAATACACTAAACCATCTTCATCATCTGCTGGAACTGTACCACCAGAAGCTGTATTTACTGCTATAAACTTATACCAAGAGTTTCCATAAATAAAGTTGGTTTGGAAGTTAGGAGCAACTTCTGAGTTAGGAATAGCACTAGCATTACTATAAATCATTAAACTAAGAGTCATTCCTGCTTTTGCTCCAGCTGTTGCAGGTTTAGTATTAGCAATACTAGAAGTAGCTGATGTGTAATCGCCAGCTGTTACCCTAGTTACTAATATAGTTTCGCCACCTTGTGAAAAGTAACTTTGAGCTGCAATAGATGTTAAAAATTCATAGTTAGTTGACGAACTTTCAAAAACATCACCAAACTTACTTCTGAAATCAGAGTAAGATGTTACTAAGGTTGGAATATTTACACGACCTTTAACAGTAGGACCTACAAGAGCTAAACCTGCTGTTATAGGACCGGATGTTATTTGAGAGGTGTCGTTTTCTCTCAATGAGATGCCGGGAGATAATAGTACTTCTGCCATTTTTATTAGATTATTTCTAGTAATAAATATGGAAAGAAACTATAAAACCAATAGTGTTGTTAAATTTATCCAACAATAACACAAGTTCCCGGTCCTGTTATTTCCTCAATCAACTCAATTGCTTTCTCATGGAAAATTTTAGCTAAGTCTGGACCAAAAAATTCTCCATTGTTTAGATTGACTTCTGCCAAAGTAGGAAGAGTTACGTTTACAGGAGAGTTTCCTGCTTTGTAAGCAGCTCTGTCTTTGTAGTATGTCAAAAGTGCTCTTGAAAAAGGTTGGTAAAGTTGAATGTCTAAGAAACAAAAGGGTTGAACTTCAAAACCATCTGATGTTTGTACTGTTGTATTTACTTGTATTGCCATATTATTAATATTGTATTTGTTGTCCTCTAAATGTTGCTAAAGTACGGATTACGGTAGTTGAACCTGCTGTACTGGGAGGAGTAAAACGAACTCTTAAACTTTCGTTAGTATCGTTATTATCAATAGTAAATACCGAGGTTGACATGGAAGCATCCGCATTTGTGATTCCGATTTCTTGAACTCCTCCAACTAGTGAAGTTGTAGTTCCAATTCTTTTTATAGTTACTTTATATGAAGTAGCTTCTACATCTCCGACTACAGTGGTTCCATTTCCTACTACAGTACATACAGCAACAACGTCCATTATTCCATTCCAAATAGCATTAGTTCCGGGTAATATTGCTGCTATACTTGTACCATCTAAAAATAATTCTGTTTGTGCAGTACCTGTTATTATATTACGCCAAATTAGTTCGTGTGCTTGAGCATCTCCAGTTGCTGAAAAACGTCCTGAAGCGTGTGCAAATTGTCCATATAATGTAGCACTTGCATATGCACCTCCAGGGATTTTAGTGTAACTTTGAAGATTTGAGTTAGAAATATTATTTAATCCACCGGCAATAACATTGTGTTGATTAGATTGACCTGCACCCGGATTAGATGAATTGCTTTGTCCTCCTCCAATTACAGTCCACTGTGAATTGAATATTGTATTTGATTGTCCTCCTCCTATTGTTCCATCAGAACTTCCTGCACTTACTGAGTTGCTTCTTCCGCCACAGATTACACCATAACTTGCTTGGTTTGAGTTGGATTGTCCTGCGCCTATAAACCCATAGAACTGTGAACCTAATGAGTTTGATTCACCACCTACAATAGCACTATATCCATTACCTCCACAGTTATTCTGGTAACCGCCTGCAACTACGTTACCATTTGCTGATGCACCATTACCATAACCACCAGCTACAGTAGCCCAGTTACTTCCATTTGCTGTATTTGCTTGACCACCTCCTACTGTGTTATAGTTATTTGTAGCAGTATTTGAAGCACCTCCGGCAACAGTTGTATTCAGACCGCTAGCTAAATTCGATGCACCTCCAGCTATTACACTATAGTTACCGCTAGCAACTTGAGCAGCAGTGCCTCTAGACATTTGTAAATCAATAGCAAATATTCCTCTAGCATTTCCACCAACAGCTGTTCCGTCAGGAACTGATCCTAAAATTGATCCTGATCCTTTTGGATCAATAGATATGTTTACAGTAGCTGCTGCATTAGATGCAGACAAGAAACTTGTCGCTTGGGTTGCAGAAGAAAATCCTTCTATAAAGTTTGTTAAGGCACCTCCTGCCAAACTTGTAGCTACACTAGCTGTTCCAAATAAAGAACCGGTAAATCCACCGGTGGCTGTTACTGATCCTGTTACAGTGGTTGTACCACTTTCAACAATGAGACCATTTTTAATTATAAATTCATTCATTTTTATACCTCCAAATAAATCCTAAAGTATGTTCTTTTCTATTGTTTAAACATTTAATAATATTTGTATCACAAATGTTTAATATTTTAGCTATATCTTTAGGTAACATCGTCCATTCTTTTATTATTTTATTAGTTATTTTATCAATTTGGAGAATAGATTCGTGTTTTTCTATTAATTTTAATAATCTTGTATTATTTCTATTTTTTATAGTTTCTTCATTAGTAATCTTACCTTTATTAGATTCACTTATTTTATTTTTATGTTCTTCTGTAAGGGGTTTTCCTTTTTTAGGTGAGGGTTTTCCTTTTTTTAATGAACTCATTAATTTTTTTGTTTCTTCTGAATGTTTTCTACCTTTTATACTATTTGCTCTTTTTTGTATTGTTTCAAAAGTATCTTTCCTTCCTAAACATCCTTCTCCTCCTAATGTAAGGTTCATTCCGTCTGGGTTTTTGTAATGGAAAGAATTATATTGTTGTATGTAATGAATTTCTAAATCAGATAATTTATCTACAGGTGCTTCATCTATAACTTCAAATTTATGATTTTCCCAACCATGTTTTTTAATACTACTAAAAATCATTTTTTGTTCGGAAATACCATTACTTGTACGATAACTAGAAATTCTGTCATTTAAGCGAGTAGTTTTACCAATGTATATTTTATTGGTAGGACTAGTTATTTTATAAATGTATCCTATTTTAGACATACCTTTCACTTTCCAGGTTTGTTATAAATATTATTAGATTCCAAAACGTGCTCGAGTGGCTTGGAAGTTTTGGTTGATTTCTGAGGCTGAGAGGGCACGGTTGTATACTTGAAAAATATAGACGTTTGTATTTGAAGGAGAGTATGGTGAAGAATACGTTTTTATAGTTCCTGCAGATGTTGGGGTAAGTTGATTATTAGATGTTACTATAAGATTCCCATTTTTATATAAGGTACCTCTTCCTGCAGTATAGGTGTATGTAAAATTATGTATTACATTTACAACTACTGCACCTATACCACATCCAGGTGAGTTTGGATCAAATTTATTATTTAAATCTGTTCCACAATATATTTGTCCGGTAGCTGTTGTATGCCACACAAAATCTCCCCAAGCGTTTATTTGAAATCCTGGGTTGTAGTCTCTAAGTTGGAGTGGTTTAAACCAAAAATTCACTGTAAAAGATGAAGGTACTAATATTGATCCTAAACAAGAGTCATCTACTCCATCAAAAACAATGCTTCCTCCACTCCCTGTATTAAAAGTAGGTCCATTAGTTAATGTTCCATTGTTTGAATTTCCAGATAAATCAAACCAAGTAGTTCCATTATAAGGAGGTAAGTAACTTCTTGGATTGGCTGCATCTAAATTTAGAACCAATCCACTTGTTACAATATTTCCTGGGCCTCCTTGTACGGTACTCATATTAAACTCCTAAAGGAAATGGGTTTGGATCTGTCCACTCAGGGGTAGATAAAATTTGTAAAATTTCTTCATATGTGTAAGGACCTTCCTTTGTAGTTAAAGCCTCTACTGATGAAGGAATAATAGGTCCATCCCATTTTACAAATGTTTTTAATCCGTCAACAGATTTTCTTACTGTGTCGATTGATGTTTCTGAAACTTGAGTAAAGTCTATTTGATCTAATTCGGAAACAGCAAAAATCATAAATTCTCTGTTGTCGTACTCTTGTAATTCTAATGTTGTTTCTTCCATTGTTTTATTATAAATATTTTAAAGTCCGTATCTGCCTTTTAAGGCGTTGTAGTTTTGGAGGATTTCTGTTGCTGAGAGGGTGCGGTTGTAAACCAAAGCATCAGAAATATTACCATTAAAAGGTTGTTGTGTACCATCTCTTGCTCCTAATTCAAAATTAGCATTATTTATTATAGTTCCTGTTGTACTACTACTATCATAATCTTGCATAGATGCTAAAATTCCATTCATATAAATTAGTATACCATTTCTAGTACTGCTACCATCGTAAGTTACCACTCCATTAACCCAATTTCCATTATTATATGTTGAAGTGGTTGTTTGTCTTCTCATAACACTTCCTGGGTAGGAAAAGGGGGAAGATACAATAACAAATCCAAATTTACCAGCATCACCTGAGTTTCCAGTAGCGACGTTCATTCCTACTTGGTATCCAGTATAATTTTCTGGAGATATTTGTAATTTAATTTTTCCTATAATAGTTGAGGTTACAGCTCCTGTTGTTGTTGTTTTAAACCAGGTTGATATAGTAAAAGAAGAGGTTAATTCAAAATTAAAAATATTTCCTAAAGTTACATAATCATTAGTCCCGTCAAAATTAATATAACCTCCATTTGCCGAATTAAACGTAGGACCATTAGTTAATGTTCCATTGTTTGAATTTCCAGAGATATCTCTCCAGCTAGTTCCTGTACCGGGATAAGAATCTTTTTTGGCTGCATCCAAATCTAGGACTAAACCATTTGTTACTATTCCACCGTA